TCATTGTTTTCGATTCCATGACTCAGTGGGGGAATAGTATCTTGGCACATATGGCGTTGAAGCAACCGGAAGATTGGACTCCTGAGTGGGAACATTGGCGCAAACAAGGTGCGATTCTTGACATGGGACTTGGTGTGATCCAGAACTCTACCAAGAACTGGATTGTCATCACTCATGAGATTGCCCACGAGAATCAGGCAGGGGATGAGAAGATCTTCCCGATGGCAGGGACTCGCAACTTCTCCCGGAATGCTGCCAAGTATTTCGACACAGTTGTGTACTGTGAAGTAACAAATGGTAAACACATATTCGCATCCAGAACCACTTACAAGAACAAAGTGGTAACTGGCGATCGGATGGGTGTGCAGACGGAAAGTTCCGACAAAGGTTTGCTTCCGATCTTTGAAGCGGATCTTAGTGGGAACAAACCAACAGGTTCGGCTGCTGCATTGGCCGCTCTCGGTAAGAAGTAACAACCCAGCGAAGGAGACTAGACATGGTTAAACTGTAGCTACTTGACAACTGGTAACTGGTAACTCGATCACCAACTTTCGTAACTTGATAAGGAAATTGAAATGCCTGAATTGACTGATGCACAGAAAGCGGCACTCGCAGCAATGGGTGGTAACTCCGAAGTTGAACCGACCGATGATACTCCGGTTGACATGGATGCTCTCTTGAATGAGAGCTTGGATAACATCCCGGACATTGCAGATTATGTAACTCCGAAGGAAGGGATGTACCAAGTCAAGGTTCTGGAAGTCAACAAGAACCATGAAGTTGGAGATGCAACTTGTATCCAGATCACCTACGAGATTGTGGAACTCTTGCAAGCTAAGGGTTCCGAGTCCGGAGATGATACGAAACCTGGAGATAAGTTCTCTCAGTTGTACTTCATGTCCACGTTCAAGGGTGCGAAGTTCAATCAGGGGCTGCTGAAGAAGTTGTTGTTGCCAGTAGCTCTTCGGTTCGGAACCAGTGATCTGGGCAGCACTCTGGATGCTTACGCTGGAACCACTGTTGCTGCGCAGATTAAGCATCGGCGGGATCGGGATGACAAGACCCGTGTCTACGCCAGTGTTTCCAAGATCGTGTTCATGGATTGATGATGGAAGATCCTGTGAGCGATGGAGCAAATCTGTCAGACTTGAAAGATCTGGGACGGGAGAAATTTGAACCTGATCCCGACTTGCAAGACTGGCAGAATCGAGTTCTCGAAGAACACTGGGAACTGGATACGAAGATGGCGAACCTGATTCAGTTCATTGAGAACAATGAGCAGTATCGGAAACTTTCGCCAAAGGATCAGGCACTGTTGCGTTACCAGCTCCTTCTGATGGAAGGATACCTGGAAGTGCTTGAGGAACGGATCGACAACTTTACCTGATCCAAGTTCCTGTTGAAACAAGTCCGCCGCTCCCATGACTTAAAACTAGGGAGCGATTTCCTTTCTCCTTTTCACCATCTTATATTGGAATCCACCATGCCAAGAGGTATCCCGCTGAAGAAACGTGTTGCCAAGAAAACCAAGGCCGCAAAGAAGATCACGAAACAACCCGCTGTTCATGTCGACCAACAAGATTACCGGGAAGAATACGAGCGATTGATTGTCGAACACAAGATGCTTCACCAGTATCGGCAGAAGCAAGATCTCAGGATCGCTGAGCTGGAGGATAAGCTGGTAGTTTTCACCGATCAGGAACAAGCTGCCAGTTACGTTGGACAACCTGCAAACTCCAGACAAGTCGGCGGCGATCACTACCGTCGTTGCAAGATTCAACCCTGGGATTTCATCTGCGCCAATGGAATCGGATTCATGGAAGGAACCATCATTTCCTATCTGACTCGTTGGGAAGATAAGGGTGGGATTCAGGATCTCAGGAAGTGCCAACACTATCTGGATAAGATGGTGGAGAATGAAACCCAGAAATTGATTATCAAGGAAAACTTCAGGGCTGCGAATCAGGCTGCTAACGATGTGATCGGCGGCGTGCTTAACAGCCTGAACAAATCTGGAATTGGCCGTGGCGCGTAAGCCTACCAGAGTTTATGCCAGTAAGAAGAACTCCGGACTGGAAGTTACTCTGGAGTTCTACTACCAGCACCACACGGAGCTTACTAGTGTTGACAAAATCCGTGTGGAACTCTGGCTGAAGCAGCAAGCTGGAACCATACTTTCTGCTTTTCGTTCGGAGTTTCCTAACATTGAGAATGGAGATACCCCATGAATTTCCGTTGGAGAAAGAAGCCTGTTGTAGTTGACGCATTCCAGTATCCGGGGAACCATGCTATGGCGAATGATACCGTAGCGATTCCAAGCTGGTTCATCACTGAGTGTTGCAAAGAACAGAGTGTGTTTGATGAGTTGGGGGATTCAGATTCTCTGACTATCACCACACTTGAAGGAAAGATGCTTTGCAATCCAGGAGACTGGATTATCAAGGGAGTCAAGGGAGAATTCTATCCATGCAAGAATGACATCTTCGTAGCAACTTACGAGAGAGTCGAAGCTGCATGAAACTTGCGCTAGTGATCGACCCGGAAGATAAAAACTACCTGGGTTACACGAAGCCGATACTTCAGGGCCATTCAGTTACTGTGTTCTATCGTTGTCCGGACACAGCGGCTGAACTGGCTCTGGAGTATGATGGTATCTTGTGTGCCCAAGATGAGTTCTTGGCTAAGATAGTTGGTCGCAAGGTAAGTCTTGATAACTACGCTGGTAGTCTGTTCACTCGTTGGGGCAAACCGTTTGTTATTATCGACCCGTTGAAGCAGATGGTGACGACAGCTACTGGAGAATTCCTGTTCAGGAGGTATGTTAGTAAGATTCTTCGGCCGGCAATATGGCAGAGTGAGATTCCGTTTAAGTATGAAGAATTGGAAGATGGTCGCAGATTCGTGGAACTGTATGAACTCACGAAACGTCACGGTATCTTCCTTTCGATTGACGTGGAAACTGCACCGGACCCGCTGAGAATCCAGATCTGTTCCTACTCCATCTGTTGGTCCACACCCGGTAGTACACAGCCCCAGCTCACTAACTTCACATTCTGGATTAACAGTGAAGAACGTTACCGCTGGATGCAACTCCTTAACCAACTCCCTCTCCCCAAGGTAATGCAAAATGGAATATACGATAACTCTTGGTTTATTTATTATGGTTGCCCCCCTCGTAACTGGCTTCTTGACACACAGGATTTATTCCATTGTTGGTATGCTGAGCTTCCTAAGCGTCTTGCTTTTGTTACTACTTTCTGTGTTAGAGAAGCATACTACTGGAAGGATCTTAGTCGCACTGGATCTAGGGAAGATTTTCTCACATACGGTTGTATGGACGTGTGGGCTACTTCTTGCAGTCTGCTATATCTTATCGCTGAACTCCCTTCTTGGGCATGGCAAAATTATCTGATCAAGTTCCCACTGAACTTCCCAGCAATTCTTTGTGGGATGCGGGGATGGAAGATAGATACTGAGGCAAGAGATAAGATTCGGGAGGAACAGATTCCTGAGATTGAGGATAACCGGAAACTACTACAGGATATACTGAAGCGACCCAACTTCAATCCCGGTTCCTGGCAACAGGTTCTACCGGTGTTGAATGTAATCTCTACCAAGGGGTCAGTCAACGGGACGGATAAGAAGATACTGGAGAAGTTGGCAACACAACATCCGTTTAACCAACTCATCTGTCAAGCGATCTTGGATTACAAGAAAGCGCAGAAACTTCTAGGGAGCTACATTGATGCAACTTTACTTAACTCTCGTTTTCTTTTCACTCTTGCTCCTTCTGGTACTGACACTTTACGAATGGCGTCACATGGCTCTGTATTCTGGACAGGAAATAGTATCCAGGTTATTCCTCGCGGCAGCGTTATTAAGTCTATGTATGTGTCTGATTACGGCTACTATCTTGGTGAGCCTGATGCTGAACAAGCTGAGGCTAGATGTGTCGCTTACCTGAGTGGAGATGAGAATATGATTGCCACGGTGGAATCTCCGTTTGATTACCACCGGACTAACGCTAGCAAGTTCTTCGGACTCAAGTATGATGACATAGATGAAATCATTCGAGACCTCAGCAAGAGAGTGAACCACGGTTGGAGCTTTAACATGATGGCGAATATGTTACTGCAAACCATGGGAATCAAGAACGTAGCGCGCGCTCAGAAGCTGTTAAGACTTCCTCCTAGCTGGAGTCTGAAGCAAGTTGCAGCCTACCTTATCGATATGGCTTGCAAAGCGTATCCAACAGTTAGAACCGACTGGTACGACCATCTTACCGACATGGTGCAAGCAACACATAAGTACACCAGCCAGCTTGGATGGACAAGATTCTTCTTCGGGGAACCGTGGAAAGATGGACACAAGATGGAACTCAATTCTCTCGTGGCCCACCCTCCACAGAACCTTAACGTCAGCATCATCAACGAAAGTTTCCTTCTACTTTACGAATTTGAAAAGAAAACCGCAGGACAGTTTAAGCTTCTTGCCCAGATACACGACTCCATTCCTTTCCAATATGCGATAGGTCGGTTAGATTTGGCGCAAGAAGCTGCCCGTATCATGGAACGCCCGTATACAATTACTGACTGCAAAGGAAAGAAGCGGCAGATGCTGATTCCAATAAAGTTGAAAGCAGAGGCTACTAGATGGTCAGAGTTGAAAGTT